TTTTTTTTTTTTTTTTTTTTTTTTTTTTTTTTTTTTTTTTTTTTTTTTTTTTTTTTTGAGTATAGGGTTATATAGCAAACACTGTTGATTCTATACAATAGGTCCTGAACCTACTGATAAATCTAGTGATAAGCTCTAAAATACTACAATATAATAATACTACAATATTACACTAATGTCAACTACTTTTTCTTATCTTCAACGCTAATAGATAGCTGTGGAGCGTTAATATTGATGTTCTCTACACTCTCCCCTAGTACTTTACCAAGTGAATCTAGTATCTGAGCAGCAGTTTGAAGCTGTCCTTTCCTTACAGCCTGGTCAAACAACCTCATTCTCATCCCCTGGAGTCGTGACACCATCTTCTCTCTATCCTGCTCCCAATCTTCATCGTTCCATTGCTTCACCTTTTTCCAATCGCTCCAGGCTGTATCTATCCCTATACCCTCTCTAGATGAATGTTCATGCACTAACTGTCTGGTAGTTTTACCTGTCAACTGCTTTGAGTACAATCTTTGCCTTCTTGCTTCTATTACTGCGTCAGGTTGTCTCTTCCCACATACTCTCCCATCTCTTAATGCCTCTGGAGAACTAAATTGACCATTTGTATTGCGAAGAACAGAATCAGCCACGGACTAAAATACTATTTATACTGAATGATAACCCTAAATCTAGTGTTTAGTCGAGTAAAACACGGAAATTTGTCAAAATTTAAGCTAATCTCTACTACATGAGTACAAAAACAGCCGAAAATCTTACACTTCGATGGGCCCAGGGGGAGGTGTTCAACGCAGAAGAAAGATTCAGAGTCCTGGTAGCTGGCAGAAGATTCGGAAAATCCTACTTATCCTGCATCGAACTACTGAAAGCAGCAATAAACCGCCCAGGCGAAACATATTTTTACTGTGCCCCAACCTACCGCATGGCAAAAGACATAGCCTGGAAAGAAATAAAGAAACTCGTACCACCCCAATGGATACAATCCAAAAACGAAACCGACCTAAAAATTGAACTAATTAATGGATCGCTAATCGAACTGAAAGGAACAGAAAATGCCATGACGCTCCGTGGCCGAAGTCTCGCTGGAGTAGTACTTGACGAAGCAGCCTTCATGGATTCCGATGTCTGGTTTCAAGTAATCAGACCTGCCCTCGCAGACAAACAAGGCTGGGCACTATTCATATCTACACCGGATGGCACAGCATCATGGTTCTACGATTTATGGTGTTACGTTCCAGAAGATACATCAGGAGACTGGAAACGCTGGAGCTTTACCACCATCGAAGGGGGTAACGTACCATCAGAAGAAATTGAAGCAGCAAAAGCCCAACTGGACATAAGAACTTTCAGACAGGAGTTCGAGGCAAGCTTCGAGAATCTCACTGGTCTCGTTGCAGTCTCATTTGCAGATTCCAACATTTCTACCGATGCCGAGGACATATCCATCGCTCCACTCTTACTCGGAGTCGATTTCAACGTAGATCCACTCTGCGGAATATGTGCAGTTCGCTACCGAGAATACCTATACGTCTTCGATGAGATAATTATGACGGGTGGGGCAACAACCTGGGATTTTGCCGAAGAAGTAACCAACCGATATGGCGTGGAACGTAGAGTAATAGCTTGCCCCGACCCAACGGGTGCTGCCAGAAAAACATCAGGAGTAGGTTCAACGGACCACACTATCCTACGCAGAAGCGGATTTACTGTGTCATCTCCCAGAGCCCCCTGGAAAATACGAGACAAAGTAACATCCGTAAACACTGCACTGTATGACGCAGCAGGAGAAAGACGAACTTTGATCCACCCACGCTGTAAAGAATTAATAAAATCCCTCCGAACCCTGACTTACGCTCCAAATACGGGTATGCCAAACAAAAACCTTGGGGTTGACCACGCATTTGACGCTTTTGGCTACCTCTGTCTCCAACAATTTAACCTTGCAAAACCAGAGACATTAGGCCAAACTTCGTTTAGAATATACTAAGATACGCTTTTTTATCATGCCGATGGGAAAAGGGACTTACGGTTCTAAGGTTGGTAGACCTCCAAAAAAGAAAAAGAAAAAGAAGGGAACTAAAAAGAGGTGTAGCTGTGCGTAAGAAAAAAGGACTTTATGCGAATATCCACGCAAAAAAGAAGCGTATTAAAGCTGGTAGTGGCGAAAAGATGAGAAAAGTAGGTAGTAAAGGAGCACCAACTGCTGCTGCTTTTAAACAAGCTGCTAAAACTGCTAAAAAACCTACTAAAAAGAAAAAATGACAGAAATCACTGACGAAATGCTTGATGCTATCGAAGCAGTCAAAGGCAAACGTAATCCTGCGTTATGGGACCCTCGTTGTAAACAATATATGAGAAATAACCCAAAGGGTACTGTAAAAAAGTCAACTAAGAGTTAAACTATCTATAAATACTCTTTTTTCTTAAGATAATGGCATTTTTTCGTGGAGAAGAAGGATCTGTAAAATTTAAAAATGGATCTGGAACTACTGAAGCAATCGTATCAACTACAGGTTGGACACTTGATACTACAAAAGACACACTAGATGTAACTGCTCATGGTGCAACATCTAGAAGTTTTGTTGGTGGATTAATTTCTGGCTCTGGTACTATTGATTTTCTATATACAGCAGCAGATAGTAACGAAACAGCAAACCTTGTTGATGATGTTTTAGTAGCTGAAGATGCTGGCGATGCTCAATTTGAATTATTTATGGACACATCTGGTTCTAAAAAAGTAAGTTTTACTGGTTTAGTTACAGGAACAAGTTTATCTGCAACAACAGGTGATCTTGAAACAGTCAGTGTAAGTTTCATAACTTCTGGTGCTATCACCAACGCTATCTAATGCCTAGAAAGAAGGGAGTAAGTTTGTCTGTCGGACGAGGTGAAAAGTCTCGGAAGGGAGGACTTACTGCCAAAGGTAGAGCAAAATATAATCGTGCCACAGGGAGCAATTTAAAAGCACCTGTTACTGAAAGCAAACCTACGGGAAAAAGAGCAGCCAGACGAAAATCATTTTGTGCCAGAATGAAAGGAGTCAAAGGCCCTATGAAAGATAGTAAAGGCAGACCAACCAGAAAAGCATTAGCATTAAGGAGATGGAAGTGCTGACATGACTTACGCAATCCCAGGCCCAATACGAACCAACATCATCTCATCTACTTCAGTAGGAGGGGTTGACAGTCCTTTTACTAGAACTAGAGCAGTTTTAGACATGATGAAGGGTTGGGAAATAATGAAAGCTGTCAGTGAAGGAACAGATTATCTAAGAACAAACAGCGAAGCATTTTTACCATTAGAACCAAGAGAAGATTACGAAGCCTACCTAGCCAGAGTAAACAGAGCAGTATTTAGCCCTTTTACACAAAGACTAATAAGAGCAGCTACAGGCTTAGTACTTAGAAAACCAATAACATTAACAGGTGATCCATACTGGACTGAAATGTTCAAAATGGATGTAGATGGCTGCAAATCAGATTTAGACGAGTACGCAAGAAGAATATTAATGTGTTCTCTTACTTATGGTCAAAGTCATATTCTTGTTGATTATCCTGCACCTTCCGGTGCATTAACACTTGCAGAAGAAAGACAACAAAACCGTAGACCTTATTGGATTGAAGTAGACCCTATGAATATTTATGGCTGGAGATTAGACAGAGAATCCAACTACGGAAACTTAGTACAGGCACGAATAGCAGAAAAAGCTGTATTACCTAGCGGTCAGTTTGGAGAAAAAGTATTTGACCAGATAAGAGTAATCGAACCAGGTAAATATAGAGTATTCCGTAAAAAAGAACAAATCGAAGAAATGTATGACGTTGCTGATGGCAGCACAGCAGGAGACTTTGAAGTAGGTTCAGCAGACAAGGATTATAGACAAGTAGAATCTGGTGAATTTTCTTTAGGAGAAATACCTTTAGTCACCATTTATTCTGGTAAAACAGATAATTTAGTTAGCAAACCACCTTTATTAGATATTGCATATTTAAATCTTGCACATTTCCAAAGACAAGCTGATTTAATACATAGTTTGCACGTTGCATCTCAACCTCTATTAGTAATGGAAGGATATGATGACCAGACAAAAGACCTAGCTATATCTGTAAATTATGCGATGGCTACTCAACCTGGCAATAAAGTCTACTATGTAGAGCCAGCTTCCAGTGCTTTTGACGCACAATCAGCAGAAATAAAAGAATTACAGATACAAATGGCAACATTAGGTATCAGTACATTATCACAACAGAAATTTGTTGCAGAATCAGCAGATGCTCGCAGACTAGATCGTGTTGATACAAACTCTATGTTGGCAATGGTCTCTATGGAACTAGAGCAAAAGCTACAAAAAGCCTTTAATCTTTCAGCCGAGTATGTTGGAATTGAACCACCAGAAGTAAAAATAANCAGAGACTTCGACATCGAAAGACTAATAGGACAAGATATTACAGCATTAACATCTCTATTCGATCAACAAGTCATTGATAGAGAAGAATTTAGAGACATTTTGGTACAAGGTGAAGTATTACCATCCGCAAATGAGGCCAAACCCGAATAGTTTGATACAATAGTAGATAAGTACATACATAATTATGTCCAAATCCCTAGATCGGGTGCTTCAACCTGACGGTTCTTATAAATGGGAAGAAGTAAATCTCATACATTCAACTAAAACAGTTGAACCTGTTGTTCAGCCAGAACCAGTTGTAGAACCTGTAAAAAAAGAAGCATTAGAAGTACAAAAGGAAACTGTTGCTGATTTTGAATCAATGACTAAAGCCCAACTTGAAACTTATGGTCGTACCATAGGTCTTGAATTGGACAAAAGACATACCAAGGCAGATTTAATTGCCGAACTTAAAAAATTTACTTCACCTGAATAAATGATCGAAGAAAAAGTAATTCAGCCTGATTCTGTGACTCCTGCTGAACAGCC